AGCGGGCCTCCATGATCTCCGGCACCGTCACCTTATTGGACTTGCGAACCTTTCCTGCAATGAAATAGAGCAGAATGATGCCGATAGGCGGTGCGGCAAAAGTGATGGCGCCCACCCAGGGGCCGCCGGTATACACCACGCCGGCGGAGCCGGTAATACCGCCGCCGCCGCACCAGGTAGCCAGCAGGCTGCCCACCAGGATGATAAAGGGAATCCGGTGTCCGCCGGTCACCATATCATCGGCCGTCTTGACCTTTTTGTGGGCGATTACAAGTCCGTAAATCACCAGTGCCAGCAGATAGACACTGATGGCAATCAAATATCCCATAGATGTTCCTCCTAAATAACAACAATGGGAAAATTGTACCCCACCGGGATTTTTCTGTCAAGCAATTCATCGAAATAAAGCGAAAAACGGCACTTCCTGCTATTTCGGCCTCAGCTCCTGCGCAGCCGCTCCACCCGTTGGAGCAATCTGCGGAACACGGAGGATGCCAGGATCCCGCCTACCGCCAGCGCTGCAGCCATCCCCAGGGTGTGAAGCAGGGCACTTAGAAAGAGCTGGGTCTCCCCCGCCACACAGTAGCTCATGGCATAATAGATGCCGCCGCCGGGCACCAGAGGAAGCAACGCCACCAGCAGATATCCGGTAACGGGACACCGCCGTACCCGGGCCATGACCTCTGAGAAAATGCCTATGCTCACCGCAGCGATGAACGCCGCCAGGATATCTTCTCCGCACAGCAGATACACCAGCCATCCGATGGCTCCGCCTACGCCGCAGATGAGCTTTCCCCAGCCGTGAATATTGAATACAAAGGTAAACGCCACACAGGCTGCAAAAGCATATACACTGGGCAGCAAATATGCAGACCAAATTTCCATATGCTCCCCTCCTCATTAAAGGATCCGGCCAATCCCAAGGCCTACCGCTGCCCCCAGTGCAATGGCCGTAGCCGCCAGAATGGCCTCGGCCGTGCGGCTGATACCGGAATAGGTGTCCCCCGCCACGATTTCCCACATGGCGTTGGTCAGGGCCACGCCCGGCACCAGCAGCATCAAAACGCCAATGGTAATGAGGTCTACACTCACGCCCAGTCCCAACCTTACCAGTACCAAAGAGACCAGAGAGGCAACTGCGCTGCAGCATACCGTGCGCAGAAAGTGGTTATTTCCAAACCACCGGGCTCCATACAGCAGGCAGAGTCCCACTGCTAATCCGCTCAGGAGCGCGCACACTCCATCCCGGAATTCACCGCCAAAGAGCAGGGTGAAAAAGGCAGGAGCCAATCCATACCCCAGCATGGTCTGGGCGGGCCGATAAGTCCGGCACTGGGACTGCAGGCCAGCGGCCTGTTCCTGGGCGCTTTCCAGAGGCGGGACTGTTTTACAAAGGCTCCGGCAAAGGGCGTTGCACCGCTCCAAAAGTTCGATATCCGTACCATGAGCGGGGATCCGGCGCATCCGGGTAACGGGATGGCCGTCTGCCGCCCGCAGACTGATGATCAGGCAGCTGGGAATGGCAAATACCTGGGCATCCTCTCCTCCATAGGCGGCAAGCAGCCGGTAAACAGACTCCTCCACCCGGTAGATCTCCGCACCGCTTTTCATCAGGCTGCACCCCAGATCCATGGCCAGATTCAACAGCTTGTCACACTCCATACCCGCTTCCTCCTAATACTGCAAGTAGATTTCCTTTAGGAAGAATCTATCATTTGCAAATTCGCTGTAAAAAAACGTGGCCGCAAAGCAAACTTTGCGGCCACGTGGCGCAGAAGGAGGGATTTGAACCCTCGCGGCGTTTATTAGACACCCTACTCCCTTAGCAGGGGCCGGTCAACCCACTGCGCCACATACATTCCACCGTTTTTGTACACTACGGCGGCCACAACAGCTATGTATTGTAACATACTTCTAAGTATGATTACAAGTGATTGGCCATCTTGATCAGCAGCATCCGGACACTGGCGTCCGTGTACTCCAGCGCCTTCCACCGGTCGGGGCTGTCGATCACACCTGCGGCCGCCAGGGCATCCACAGCGGCCTCTAGCTCTGTGTCCCGGCCCTGGGACACCTCTCCGCCGCAGAGGGCCAGGAAGGCCTCCCAGGCGCCCTCCGTGGCCCGGATGGTCTTGGGGCAGTCCTTCCCGTTCCACCGGTTGTGCTGCACCACGTTGGCCAGGGGAATGCCGTGCCGCTGCATCAGGAGCCGCACCAGCGCCGCCGCGTTGTTCTTTGCCTGGGCAAAATCCCCGTCCTGGTTGACGCAGATCTCGATACCGATGCTCTTAGCATTGCCCGGGCCGCTGCCGCCGTCGCCAGCGTGGTAGGCCCGCTCGTCATCCGGCAGGTGCTGGTAGATCGAATGATCGTCCACCGTGTAGTGGTAGGAAATCTTCTTCCCCGCCGCATCGTCGCCTTTGAGCCAGCTGGCGTGGGCGGCTGCGTTGGCGCCCTTGGCAAAGTTGCCGGTCTCATGAATGGTGATGTAGGTGTCGGGATTGCTTCCTCCCGGGCGATTAGATCTTCCCCAGGGGATCAGGTCCTGGATGATGGTCAGGCCGTTGCCCGTCACGCCCGTCTTGACGCTTCCTGCGGGCTCCAGATAGGCCATGGACACCCAGCCCTTGTCCGTCCGTCCCCAGCCGTCCTGGACGGCCTGGACGGCCACCACGGCGCCGTAGGCATAGCCGCCCACCTTGTCGTGCTCCGTCCCCGGGCTGCTGCGGATATTGAGACCGCTCTCTGCCGTCACCACATAGTCCCCGGCGGTGTCCGAATCGGACACATCTGCCGCCAGATGGACGACGATGTAGAACGGGATCACCCGGTCGGCATCGCCCACAAAGCCCGTGCCAGTCCGGTCCCGGTAGCACACGGAGCCGCCGCCGTCCAGCATGATGGCTGCGTCCCATCCGGCGGCCACCAGCACATCCCGAAGATCCTCCGGCGTGTATGCCGTCTGGGTGACGATGTAGGCGAGACGCCCCTCCTTGCTGCCGATGGCCTGCCGAGGCCGCTCTCCACTCATATCCGGCTGATAGTGCGGCTGCTTCACCGGTGTGCCGTCCACGATCAGATGCACACATTCCACATAGTTGTCGGCATTGCAGGGGGCAATGCCCATCCGGTAGTCCTGGGCGTCATTGCTCCACTGCATGACCCGGGCAGTGTAGTCCGGCGCGCAGTAGGTGACGCCGTCCCCCCGGAGATGGCAGCAGGCCTGCAGGTTGCTCAAAAAGATAGGCCCGCCGAAGACAAAGCTGCCGCCGGTCTCCGCCAGGATCTTGTCCAGATCCCGCTCGGTGTAGCCCTTGGTATTGTGATAGATCTGGATCCGCCGGATCTCCGCCAGCGGATACGTTGCCGCAAATTGCATCGCTATCCTCCTTTTTGCAAAGAACCGGAAGCCCAGAGGCCTCCGGCTCTTGATATGTCTCAGTTCTCAACGGTGCTGGCCAGCACAGAGCGGATGTGATAGCCAAACTGGTTGTAGTCGCTCAGGTACTTGCCGTTGGGCACGCCCACCTGGCCCGCCAAGTCGGGCCGCTTCCGGGTGTCGGGACCGTCCTGGGCAGGGGGCGTATAGGGCTGGTTGTCCTGACCTTCATAATGGACCAGCGTCTCACCGTCCTTCTCCACCCAGTACTTCTCACCGGCGATGTGGAAGTAGTAGTTTCCAGGATTCCAGCCCTCAGAGGACCAACCTGCAGGCAGCTCAAATGCTTTGAACTCCAGCTTCCCCTGGATGACCCGGGCCTTGTAGACGCCGATGCCGTCGTCCATCAGGCCCATGCCGTCCGGCTGATCGCCGCCCACGGCCTCCAGGAGCTCCTTGGGCGTGAACATGTGCTTAGTGGGATCCAGGTTGAGTCCAATGCCGTTGATCTTCATCTGCTGGTTGGCCTCGTCCACGCTGATCTCACCGATGGTCAGATTGTGGAAAATCTTGTCCATGATCTCTCTGGGATTCTTGACTTCGCTCATTTGATGTACTCCTTTCATTCGTCCATATGTTCTGTATCTCCGCTGCCGTCACCGGCAGATACGGCCTGTTCTTCCCCGCCGGTGAGCTTGTCCCCGGCGGTGTCCACAGCGTTTTTGCTGATCTCCAAAATGCGGGTAAGCCACCCGGGTACCGGCGCGCCGAATGTCACGGCGTGCTCGGCCAAGCTCCCCAACTCTCCAATGATGTACCAAACAATTACCAACGGTGCCAGCAGCACCGAATAGGTGAAGGGCAGGGTGATGCCGGGCACATGGGCGATGATGATCCCGATGAGCCAGTCTGCCACCAGGGCGATGCACACCACCAGGATCATGCCTCCCTTGTGCCAGGCTCCCTCCCGCATCTTGGAGCTGGCCCAGCGGCCCTCCTTGGCGGCCGCTGCGCTGCCGATCAGCCAGTCAGAGAGCATCAGCAGCACCCAGGCCACTACCAGCCAGCCAAACCATCCCCACACGGCGGTCAGGGCCGCCGCCACTGCCGAGATACCCGCTTTGATTCCGAGTAAGGTCGTGTTGTCCATGTCTTTCTCCTTCCCCAGCTTTCTCAGCCGGTCACATCAATCTGTATTTCGGCCTCTGCCCGCCCTCCACGGACCAGCGCAGCCAGTCAAATGCAGGGATAAATACCAGGCACAAGAACCACCACACCGCCGAAAATTGCGGACAGATCTGCCCCCACAGGTTGAACGGCAGATGGGAATAGTCCCAGATGTCCAGGCCCAGCCAGATATTGAGGATTACCCCCGCCGCCAGCTCCACGGCGGTCACCAGCAGCGCGCAGGCCAGGGCCTGGAGCCATAAGGGAACTTCCCAGGGCAGCTGCTCGCCGCAGCGTTCCACCGGGATGGTCAGGATCACAGCCAGAACCAGCATGGTCCAACTAATCTGCGCCTGTTCTCCCCGCAGGGTCTTGAAGGCCACTTCCAACAGAAAATATACGGTCCCGCCCCAGCTCCACAGGAGCATGGAGAGCACTCTCCGTCCCGTTTTGGTCATGCAGCAGGCACCTCCCCACTCACGCTGTCATAGTCCACCACGATGGCCTCCAGCGCTTCCTGGGTGGCGGCGTTGCGCATGGCCACTTCCTGGGTCTGCTGGTAGCTCACCAGGGACTTGACCCGATTTTTGATCGCAACGCCCAGCGCGGTCAGTTCCTGCACATCCCACGCACGGCAAACACCGCCGGTGCTGTTCCATTCCGGAGGCTGTCCGTCAGCTTGCGCGCACACAAGAGTAGAGGTCAACTGGGCCTGCTTTTCCGCAGTGATAGAGTAATATTCCCCGTCCGTCCATTGCAGCGGGTGGGCAGCAAGGTAGTCAGCGAGGTCCGCTTTGGACTGCAAAATTTTCTCCGCTTTCAGGGTATCCAGCGGGATGTAGTAGTCCCCGATCCATGCGTCCTCCGGGAGCAGCATGCCACCGTAGTCCGCAGGCTCTGACCCGTCAGGGATGACGATGATGTTGGTAATCACGTTATTTTCAACGATCGCAATGTTCATCTCACACCGCCTTTTTGAATGCCACCAGACCCGGGCCGCCGTCACCAGCTTTATTTGTTCCCGTTACTTGAGAACCAATAAACATTGCAAGGCCTCCGCCACCGCTGGCGTTTTTTGCATTTGGAACAGTATAACTACTACTCGAATTGTAGTAGGCAAAACCATCTGTTCCTCCTCCAACACCGGCTTCGCCCCTATATGCAGTGTAGTTGCCAACCCAAGCACCCCCTCCTCCACTTGCGACGCGCTCAGTTGCAGATTCTCCAAATAGCCGCTGGCCATCCTCGCCACTATTGTTTCTATCCGCCCCAGCACCACCTGCAGATCCTCCATCTGTATTTTGGCTGGTACCTCCTCTTCCCCCTGCTCCTCCTGATGCAGAGTAGACTTCTTCGTCAATGCGTACGGTAGTTGTTCCGCCCCTTTGGCCACTCGATCCACCGGTAGGGCTTACCTTTCCGCCAGGTCCTGCAGCCCCGATTGATACACGAATCAGCTTTCCAGGGGTGTTTATGGCGTTTTCCAGAGTAGCGTAACCTCCAGCTCCCCCCTGAGCACTCACACCATCAGTGCTGGGGGAATAACCAACACTTACGCAACCACCCCCACCAGCGCCACGAATATCCAGTTTGATGGGGTATAGATACCGGGCGATATAGAAATTTTTTGAAGCTGTGATTTTATAGGTGTACGTATTTGCTCTGCGTGCAGCAGTGTTGAGTGTTAAATCACGCACACCACTGATCTCAACAGACTGGTTGGCAGTTTCCACGGTAAATCCCATAGGATAAACCAGATAAAGCGTATGCTGACCTCCATTTGTGGAAATGGTGATTTTACCGTCCTCATCAGTTCGCGGATCGGTCCCAACCACCGGCGGACTGTCCATCTTCACCGTGACATCAGGAATGGGAGCGCCTGTCGTGTCCAGGACAGTCAAGTTCAGCGTCGCTACCCGGCCATAGGCCACATCAGCCAGCATCTTCAATGCCGCATTGACCGTCCGATCAGCGGCGTCGCCCCAGATTGCTTCCTCCGTTACGTCGTCCATAAGGTTGGCTTTGCTGAGGTAGGTGGGGAGCTGAGCCCAGCCTTCCTCATTGATAATGATATCCGACGGGATACCAACGCCAGCGGCCAAGGCTACCAGTTCTTCGTATGTCGCCGGTAAATTAGCCCGGATGAGCCGGGATTTCATTTCTTCTGAAATAATGCCGTTTGTCACAGGTAATCACCTCCGCATGCTGTGGCCCCGCAAGGGACGTAGGTTTGTTTCATGATCTGGATGGCATACTCAATAGCCAGCAGAATTTTTTCGATGTCGTTCGCTGCTTCAACGGAAAACATGTCTCTCAGGCCGGGAACATCCGGGGACTGGTTTACGATTGCGGAACGGAGAGAACGTACGTTCTCCAAATATTGGGTCAGCTGGGGCAAGGTTGGACTGTCGAATTCATACCAAGTGTATGGATCATTCTCTTCCTCTCCATCAGAAGATTCTTCTGTATCAATTACCGGTCCTGCATAAAAGGACCCAGACCCGGAATTACCATAAAATTCCCCCGTGGACAAATCATATAGCCCGATTTCTCCATCTGTGTTTTGACAGGGTACATATTCTCTTAGAAGTTGATCTTCTGACCCTGAAATCCTACATGAGTACAAAATAAACGTTCCATTTGTACTTTCCTCATTTGCTGTATTGACTGCAAAAAGATAAAGTGTATACAAACATTCCCCAGATGCCACTGAATTTGTCAGTGTATAGGAATTACCTGAGGCTATTTTTGTTACATTTTTATTTCGTACTATGCTGAAATCTCCACGAATTGAGCCACCTGTTTGCACAGCAGATCCAAAATAGTCACTTCTGAATGAATTTCCAGAAAGAGCAAATAAACAGTTCGATGTGGGATCTCCACTATTTTTTCCTGACCTAGCTCCAAAAAACACAAAGGTATCAGAGTATTCACCAATATATCCATCCATTTCAATTTTTGAGTTGGATGTAGGTATAATACCTGTATCAATGTGTTGTTGTCCCGTGCTCCCAATATAAAGTAGCTCTTGATACCCTTTTGGGAGCCGGGCTTCTGGTTTATGAGTTGAAGCACCGATGAAAGAACCAGTTCCACTATTCCCGAAAAATGTTTGAGTCACGATATCAAATAGACCAATTTCATTATCCGGGTTCTGGCAAGGCTTGAGATTGTACAAAAGTGCTTCGCCGTCATAGATTTTGAAGGAGTACAAAATATAGGAAGATAGTTGAGTATATGATCCTCCCGTATTCCCACAAAATATACCCATTGGGTATTTACCAGTAAAAGTTTCTGACACTGAAACAAATGATTGGCCTAATATTTTGGTATTGTTACAGTCTTTGTCGATTACTGTTCTAATATCCGGTTTTATGCCAGTTGAGACTTTTGAGCTTCCAAAATCTGTTCGCAAACTATCCGTATCACTTGCATGGAGAATTAAAAACAAATCGGAGGAGCTAGTAGATGTTCGACTACCAAACAAAATCGTGTTGTTTGTGCTTTTGGGTAGATAATCTAAAACTACCCTTGTATTTTGATTTGGATAATAAGGAATCTTGATGTATTGAGTCCCCGTTGACTCAATGGATTCCAGTTCTGTGTAGCCATCCGGGAAATCGGAAGAACTACCCGGATGCACTTTTACAGGCTGATACCCAGTCTTATGACCAGTTTCAGAAAGAAGCTGGTTTACTGCATCCATGGCGGCTGTGACACGGTTCAAATCGGTATAGTCATAGACCCCTTTCAGCGCGGCGGCATTCCACTCTGCCAGCTCCTCTTCCGTGGCGGTGCCATTTGTGATCCTGCCCATCAGCGCCCGGGCATAGTCCGCATCGGATTTCTTGCGGTCTGTGATCAAGGTTGAAAAATCAAAACTCATATCATGCCTCCGGCTTATCCCACCAGACCAAAACGAATCCGTTCGCGCCTTTGCTGGGGATCTTGCCCTTACCTGGTTCTTTGAGAACTCTCCAGTATGTGTAATAGATCTTGCGTCCGGACCCCGGGATGATCAGGCTGGCCTTGTTCCATTCTCCAATACCGGGCTCCCCGCCGGCGCCTCCTGCA